AAAACTTGATATAAGCGGGCAGACTGGGGCAAATGCACCAGACGCTCCGACCGGCACACTGCACAGGGTTAATTAGACTCAAAGGCCGACCACCGGAGCACGTATGCAATACGATGTGCGAGTAGACATCAGGGAAGTCGAGAAGCGTCTAGGCTTCCAGTTCAAGCAAGAGATCGCAGCAGCAGTGCCAAGCGCACTAAATCGTGTTGCGGTATCTGCTCGCCTTACTGCCGTCAACGATATAAACGGCGTAACTGGGCTGAAGAAGTCATCCATACGCGAGCGACTGCCGATCTACCGTGCTACTCGGGCACAGCCAGAGGCGAGGATCGTAGCGAAGAAGTACGCGCCGAACCTTATCAACTTTAGTGCGCGTGAGGTTAAGTCCGGTGTCTCTGCGAATGCCTGGCGCAATCGTAAGATTTACAAGGGCGCTTTCATCGGCAACCAAAACCGAACGGTATTCAGTCGAACAGACTACAAGCCAGCGACAGGCCAGCGTCGAACTCTGCGACAACATACGCGGCGAGCGCATCAGCGCAGCGGATACACGCGCGGCAATGTGTCCGTGCCGTCTTACGCAGTGCGGTCGCATTCGGTTGGCAATGGTGCCAAGAAGCCGCGCGCCAAGATCAAAGCCTTGTATGGCCCGTCAGTGCCTAAGACTTTTTTGCAGGACGCTGTGCAGCGTTCCATCAGTGCAACAATCAAAACGCGGTGGCCCATCGAGTTTGAACGTCAAGTAGCGTTCAGAATGTCGAAGTTGTGACGTAAGCCATTGATTCTACGGGTCCCTTGAGGCTTATAGCAGCCTCGCGGGTTACGCGGCCGCGAGGATTGACTAGGCATAGAAATTGCATGTGTTCCTTCTGAGAAACAATCGTGGCTAATCGCGGCAAGGCCGACATCGAACTAGAACGCCTAAACCAGCAACAGATTGCGTGGATATGCGGCGTTACGTCGCGATCCGTCCGCGACTGGGCCGACGGCCCGCGCAACGCCGACGGCACGTATAACGCGCAGGAGTTCGTGCAGTGGTTCATCACCCGCACGACCGGCACTGACGCCGAGCGCGAGCACGCGAACCAGCGCGAGCGACTAGCCGCAGCGCAAGCCGAAAAGGTCGAAACTGAAAACCGCGTGAGACGCGGAGAGTTGATGGACGCGCAGGAAATGATCGCCATTTGGAGCGACGTGCTTGCGGCAGTCCGCGCGAAGTTTCTATCCATGCCCTCCAAACTAGGCCCACAACTGGTAGCCATTGAAGATGCAGGAGTCATTGCCGAGCGAATCCGCGAAGAAGTCTATGCCGCGTTGTCTGAACTCGCGGACGATTCGGGCAGCGATCATAAAGACGCTGCGCCCGCCACCGAAGTTGACAATCAGTCAGTGGGCGGACAGATATCGGAGACTATCTAGCGAATCCTCTGCCGAGCCTGGCTACTGGCGCACGGCGCGTGCGGAGTACCAACGCGGGATCATGGACGCGATCACCGACGGGACGGTGAAAGAAGTCTGGGTAATGAAGTCCGCTCAAGTCGGTTGGACTGAAATCCTCAACAACGTTATCGGCTATCACGTCCACCAAGACCCGGCACCGATGCTGCTCGTGCAGCCGACGCTAGAGATGGCGGAGAGTTGGAGTAAGGACAGACTCGCACCGATGGTGCGCGACACGGCGGTGCTGACCGAGCGCATAGCCGATCCGAAGTCGCGCGACACGGGCAATACGCTACTGCATAAGAAGTTCGCAGGCGGGCATCTGACAGTGGCCGGTGCGAACAGTCCGAGCGGGCTGGCATCGCGGCCGATTCGCGTTGTGTTGTTTGACGAGGTGGACAGATACCCGTCAAGCGCGGGCACAGAGGGCGATCCGATTTCGCTCGGCCGAAAGCGCACCGCAACATTTTGGAATCGCAAGGTCTTGGCAGGATCTACCCCGACCATCAAAGGATCAAGCCGCATCGAGGCTGGTTTCGAGTCGGGCGACCAGCGGTTTTACTTTGTGCCATGTCCGCACTGCGGAGAATCGCAGCGGCTCGTGTGGGCACAGGTGCGATGGCCGGAGGGACAGCCGGAGGCGGCGCAGTATGCGTGCGTGGCATGCGGGGTGCTGCTGACGGAAGCCGACAAGGCGCAGATGCTCCGCGAGGGCGAATGGCGCGGGACGAAAGAGTTTCGCGGGATTGCATCGTTTCATATTTCGGAGTTGTACTCGCCGTGGTCTACATGGTCGGAAATGGCCGTGGCATTTGTTGCGGCGAAGCGGTTTCCCGAAACTCTGCAAACATGGATCAACACTGCGCTCGGAGAGACCTTCGAGGAAAAGGGCGAGCAAGTCGAGGCGATAGGGTTAGCGGCAAGGCGCGAGCAGTACGGATCGCAGACGATCCCTGCTGGCGCGTTGATGCTGACCGTCGGCACCGACGTACAGGACGACCGGCTAGAGTGCAGCGTGTGGGCTTGGGGGCGCGATGAGGAGGCGTGGCTAGTAGAGCACGCGATCCTGCGCGGCGATCCAGGCTCGGACGATCTGTGGAAAGATCACGACGCATTTTTAGCGCGCGCACGCTCAAGAGAGGACGGCGCGCCGATGCTTATCGAAGCGTGCGCGATTGACTCGGGCGGACACTTTACACAACAGGTCTACGGATACGCAGCCAAGCGAAAGTCTCGGCGCGTGTGGGCAATCAAGGGAGCGGGCGGATTTGGCCGGTTGATCTGGCCGAAGCACGCAGGCAAGGCGGGCAAAACCTCGGCGCAGGTTTTTATTGTCGGTGTAGACACGGCGAAGGACGTTCTATTCGGAAGGCTAAAGCGTGTCACCGAGCCGGGTGCGGGATACATTCATTTTCCCGCATCGGTCGATGAGGTCTATTTTGACCAGTTGACCGCCGAGACGTTGATTTACAGGATGGTGCAGGGCCGTCGCGTGAGGTCATACAAGCCGCGCGCTGCGGGTTCACGCACAGAGGCACTCGACTGCATGGTGTACGCTTACGCGGCGTATATCGGCCGTGGTGGCCCAATGATTTTACCGAATCGAAAAGTAGAGGCGGCAGCGCCGCGAGTGATTGAGAATCGCCCGCAATCGCAGCCGCAGATGCAGCAGAGACCGACGCGACCGAATTTAAGACCCCGGCCCGGTGGCTGGGTAAACGGATGGAGATAGAAATATGGCCGACAAAAAAATCAGCCAATTAACAGCACTCAGCGCCGCTAACCTTGCGCCGTCCACCGACGTGCTCGCAATTGTTGACACGAGCGCAACCGAAACAAAAAAGATCGTCGCGCAAGACCTTGTAAACGGGGTGCTCAACGTTGCGTCGGCCGTCGGCATCGGGACGAGTGCGCCTGCCGCAAAGTTAGAAATAGCACAATCTACTGATAATACAGACGGGCCAAAATTACGGATTGCAAATAACGCCAATACGCTTTCAAACGGACAATTGATTGGCGGTATTGATTTTTACAACGGCGACGATTCTGGAGGCGGTAACGCTGTTGGCGCGTACATTTATTCGTACACCAATGACGCTGTTAATCCTGTTTCTTCTCAAGATATGCGGTTTGCCACGGGTGGCACAACGACTAAAATGACTCTTGACGCCTCCGGCAACCTCGGTCTGGGCGTCTCGCCGAGTGCGTGGACTAGTAGTGCGTTTCAACTTGGATCGGGCTTTGCTGCGTGGTCAACGGCAGTAACAAACGCTCGTATCTTTGCAAACACTTATTACGACGGCACCTACAAGTTTTTAGGTAACGGTCGCGCTACACAATACGAGCAAGACGGATACCACGCTTGGTACGTCTCAACCACAAGCAATTCGTCTGGTGCTGGCGCAGGCCCCATCTCGTTCACGCAGGCGATGACGCTGGATGCGGATGGGAATTTGCTGGTTGGGACGACCAGTGTTCATACTGGGGCAAGAACAGATATTCGTGGGGCAAACTCTAACAATCTTTCCGATCTTACCGCGCAGGTTTTAACTGTTTCTGACACAACAAGTTACGCTCAAAATGTTGGTGGCGGT